AATTGGGATAATCATCTCCTATATATTATCGTTGATATTATTCTTATATATTTTTCCTAACAATATCAATTTTATTTTATATTTAAATATACTATACAATGGGTAATACAACAACAAAATATACGGTCGGCGGAGTAGATTTATCTAATATTTTCCAACCATTAGCCTCAGGAACGGATATTAGTTATAATACAAATTATACGGTAGCTCTTAATGATTTAAGATATATTTATGCACCATATACTGGAGCGCCCGGAACACAGGCACCTGTTACAGGTTATAGCGTAAATGGACAAGATTTAAATACTATTTTTGCGAGAAAACCAATATTTGACATTACGGGTAATTTGGTGTATACTTTATACACCTATGGTGGTTATACGGGAATTGTATTTACCAGCGGAACTGGGACAATTACATATTTCATTGATATAACTACAACTTTAATATCTGTAGGTGGCGGCGGCGGCGGTAATATGCAAACCTTCGATTTTTTTACGGTCTCTTCTGGAACGGGCGGTGGTGGTGGTGGTACGGCATATATTCCAAATTCAAACCTCAATAACAATGTGCCGTACAACATTTCTGTTGGGATTGGCGGACAACCAGGGACTGGTCAACAACCGGGTAGTAATGGAAGCGATTCAAGCTTTGATACATATACTGGCGGTGGTGGAGGCGGCGGTGGGGTCCTTGTCGGGTTCACCCGTTATTCTGGAAACGGCGGCGCAACAAATACAGGAACGCCAAATGCAAATACCGGAGGCGGGGGAGGTGGAGGCAGTGATGGTTACAATGTTACTGCGGGTGCTGGTGGAAATAGCGGCGCCACGTTTCAAGGTAATCCTGGTTCCGCGTCAAACGGCGGAACATCCTTTAATAACGGCAATCCAGTATATTTGCCATTTATAAATGGGAATCCGCAGTTATATCCAGGCAACGCCGGGGGGTGTGGGTTGAGCTCAGCCGAACTTCCCAATACTGGTGGGCTGGCAGGTTCCACTATTGGAGGCTTACGTGGTGGTGCACCAAGTATAAACGGCGAGAGTGGGGTTAGTTCCATAAGTACAGGGGTTTTCGGTGCGGGTGGAGGTGGCGGCGGAAATTTCACTGGCGCAGGTGGAGGTGGCGGGTCCGGTGTGGTTATTATTTACTGGCAAACGGTATAATAAAATACTTACCGTCTCAATGTATTCCAAATAACACAAATTATTGTGTAATTATAAAATAAATAATATAAATGTTTTAGAGACTTATATTATAAATGAATATTGAAGTATCTATCGGGGAGGCCTTAGACAAATTAAGCATTTTAGAATTGAAAATGAAAAAAATAGGCGATGAAAATAAAAGGAGTAAAATTCAAATAGAAATAAATGCGTTAAATATATGTCACAAATACAAAGAGTATTATTTATACTATAATTTGTTAATGTATGTAAATGAAAAAATATGGGACACAAAAGATGCAATAAAGGGTATTACAATAGAAAACCCGCGCTTTGCGTCCTTATCAAATCAAATATTTGAGTTCAACCAGAAACGATTTCGCGTAAAAAATTGGTTTAACCTGATTACCCGGTCTAACATAAAAGAACAAAAAAGTTATTCGCTGTCTCGGTGTGAAATTTCTACCAGTAGCGAAGACGTATTTTATAATAAAATTTCGGAAATCATCTTTTTGTCCTTAGAATATGATGTTGTTACAATTGTATCCAATTTTAATGATAAGATAAAGGGCATTTTTCACATACCAACTATAACGTACTCTACTGTTAGCGATACGACTGCCACAACTGCCATTTCTCTTGAAAACTTTGAGATACCGGATAAAAATATACGGCATATTTTCGAATTTAAACCAATAGTCTATATAAGCGGTGGTCTGTTGGGGGATTTTGTTCACCAGCTCTCCATAATAAATGAGAAATTTTTACTTACCGGTAGAAAAGGTATACTATATGTGGCAAATATTGGCGATGCATTTAGATTGGGGTTATCAAGAACGTATGAAGATATGATTCCGGTTGTTTCTAAACAAATTTATATAAAAAAGTATGCTATATATAATAATGAAATATATGATGTTAATTTATCAGACTGGAGAAACAGTAAACTATTATATAAAACCAGCTGGGATAATATATTTTTAAATACATACAACGTGAAATGGGGGGTACACAAATGGATTAATGTCCCGGTTGATGATAAGTGGAAAGATACCATTTTAGTAAGCACAAACTCCTATCGCCCGACGTATAATATTGATTACAAACAACTTTTTAAAAATTACGGGAAAAATGTTAAATTTTTAATGCTGGATGCAAATGAGTACAATTGGTTTAAATGTAATTTTAATATAGATCACATAGATGCGTATAGCCCATTATCCATTTATGACTTGTGTATAGCAATCAATTCGTGCAAATTGTTCATAGGAAATTTTTCATCTCCACTGGCTTTTGCGTATGCGATGCACAAAAAGACTGTTACCGGAATATCTTCAGGCCTCGACGAGATACACCAGTTAGGATTGGATAAGGTAATATCTAATATATATCAGATTTCTGACAAAAACGCTACAACCAAAAAAATTAACCAATTATGTTTTCCCGAAGCCTAAAAAATTACTCGCATTGAATTTTGTGTAAAAACAGTAAATAGAAAACAATAATAAAAACATGTTATATAACTTTAAATATAATATGCTTTCAAAGCTACACGAACTATCAAAACATAATGCCGAACGTCTCAACTGGGATGAATACTTCATGTCCATTGCGCTTCTCGCCTCGCAACGCAGCCCCTGCAGCAGATTACACGTCGGGTCTGTTGTTGTAAAAAACAACCGTTTAATTTCAATGGGCTATAATGGATATATACCAGGCGCGCCTCACACGAGCAGGGTGCATGATAACCACGAACAATCTATTATTCATAGCGAAATGAATGCAATTGCTGATTGTGCAAAGCGTGGTGTGTCCTTGGAAGGTGCAAAAATATATGTTACGCATTATCCGTGCGCAAACTGTTTCAGGTCCATCGCAGCATGTGGTATTAAAGAGGTAACATATTTAGACAACTACTGCAATGACCCCATTGTTCAAGAATTGGCAGGCGATTCCAGTATCGCCGTTAAGCAACTTTAGGTGGCCTCCTGCATTTATTGTGGTGGTGAGTTTGCACATTTAGAAAAATATGCGTATTTCGCATGGATTTAAATTTTCATATATATATATATATACATGAATAATCTCGAATTATTAAAAGTGTATCATTTTGATAAAAAACTTAGATGTGGCTCAAATAGCGATGGTGGGTATGTGTTTGCAGATCTTGGCGGAGAATATGATTGTTACATTTCTGCCGGGATATCCAACGAAGAAAGTTTTTCACGAGATTTTATTAATAAATATAATATGAATGAATACAACAGCTTTGGGTTCGATGGAACTATTAATAGCTATCCGTATCAGTATACAAATAAAATTAATTTTATTAAAAAAAATATTAATAGCTTTAATGATGACAATAATTCAAATTTATCCTTTTTGACTGATAAGTATAGTAACATTTTTTTAAAAATGGATATAGAAGGGGGTGAGTATCCATGGTTATTACAAATAGATGAAATTAAATTAAGTAAATTTAAACAAATTGTAATAGAGTTTCATGGAATTACCGGCGATGGATGGAATTGTAAATATAATGACAAGATTAAATGCTTAGAAAAATTATCAAGAACCCATTATATTGTTCATGCACATGGTAATAATCATGCGCACGCAGTTGGCAACATTCCAGATGTAATCGAATTAACTTATGTTAATAAAAACCAATTCAACCCAGAACCACAATTGAATATGCAGTCGTTACCTATTATTAATTTAGACTTTCCAAATAACCCCGGCGCGATTGACTTTAATTTAAACCGTTATCCTTTTGTAAAATAGCATTGTAAATATTCATTTATAAAAACTTAAATGAATATTTTTATACCACAATATAATACCTGTATTTAATGATGGATATTTATAAATTATTAAACAACAAGAATAAAATATTATTATATGGTGATTTAATAATAGATCTATATACAGAAGTAAAATCTAATAGAATATCAAGTGAGTGCGATATACCTGTGTATGAAAGATGCAAAGATGATAATAAATACATGTTAGGAGGGGCCGCAAATGTTTTAAATAATTTATTAAATTTCAATATACCAACGCATCTTATTAGTATCGTAGAGGACAAGTATATTGATACTATAATAAATTCAACAAATCTAATTAATATTAGGGATGACAATTATAAAAATATTATTAAACAACGTTTTTTTTCTCGGACTCATCATTGTTTTCGAATTGACGATAAAAATGATTATAAAATGAACAAAGAAGTAATAACTTTATTTAAAAATAAAATACTGGAAATTTTATCAAAGTACGATATGGTTATAATATCAGATTATAATACTGGAATAGTAAATGAAGAACTTGTTACATATTTAATACATAGTTGTAATGAATTAAATATCAAAACATTGATAGACCCAAAAAATAATTATAACATGTATGTTAATTGTAGTATAATTAAACCCAATAAACACGATGCCGAATTGTTTGTTAATTTTAAAATTAATAGTATAGAAGATGCAATAAAGGCCGGTAACGTATTTTTACAAAAATTAAATGCAGAAATATGTATAATTACATTGGGTGGTGATGGGTGTATTTACATAAAAAAAAATTACAAAACAGAACACATAAAATGCGAAATAAATGAAAATTCGCACGTTTTAGATGTAACCGGCGCAGGTGATACATTTGTATCTGGAATTTGTTTGGGTATTTTACATAATTTAAACATAAATGAAATATGCAAACTGTGTAATATTTTTTGCTCTGATGTAATTCAACGAAAATATGTTTCGGTCGTAAACATATATAATATATTATTAAAACACAACAACGTTATATCTGATATTAATGACTGTATTACTTTGAAAAAATATTTAAAAAATAAGAAGGTTATATTTACCTCTGGGTGTTTTGATATATTACATGATGGCCATATTCACACACTAAAAAATGCCAAAAAATTAGGAGATACGTTAATTGTTGCATTAAATACAGATTCAAGTATAAAAAAATTAAAGGGCAGTAGTCGACCAATCAATTCATTAAAAACAAGAGTGGGTATATTATCCAGTATTAAAGAAATTGATTTTATCATAATATTTTCCGACGAAACTCCAAATAATATTTTTGAAATATTACAGCCAGATATTTTAGTAAAAGGAGGAGATTATTCCGTTGATAAAATAAAAGGCATATTTCCTAGTGTAAAAGAATATATAAGTATTCCATTGATAGATGATATAAGTACAACTAAAATTATTGAAAGAATAAAATAATTCATTGAATTGAACAATTATTTTATTTAAAGCTGGTTCATTTACAACCTGTTAATTTATTGTATTTTTTTTATCCAATACTCTAATAGGTCTTTCATTGTGGTATCTATATCATATTGATTTTTATAGCCAGTTAAGGTTCTAAACTTTTCATCATTGCCCATTTGATAGTCTATATCAATTTCTCTCCAAAATGGTTTATATATTTCTTCTTTAATGTCTGTTAATCCACTGTATTCTTTTAATTTATCAGCATAATATCTCATTTTTCTGGGTGTATCGCCCGATATATTAAAAACCTGGCCACTTGATTCTGGGTGCTTCATTAATAAATAATAACCCATAACTATATCTCTGACATCAATTACTACTCTGGTTGTCTCAAGATTTCCTATTTTTAAAACATGTTCCTGTTTATTTTTCATCATTAAAGCAATTTGATATGCATCTGATGATATAGAAAAAGTTTTGCCGCGTCGTGGTCCAGAATGGCAGAATGCCCTTGTTATAAAGGCATTTATTTGTTTACTTGCCATTCTTTCTTGTAAATAAATATCTATTGCCGCCTTTGTTGCACCATATGGATTCGCAGGTAGTATTACATTATCCTCTTTAATATTTCGGCGGTCACTTCCCTCATTTCCATAAACTTCTACGGACGAACAAAACATTAATTTGCATTTTGGTTGATTATCTAAAATACATTGAATTAGATTTACACTTCCCATTACATTAGTTTCAAATGTTCCTATCGGATCTACAAAACTACTCGGCGGGTGGCTTTGTGCAGCCAAATGAAAAACGCCATCAAATGTATATTCTTTAAATATTTTATCCAACGTTCTAAAATTTTTTAAATCACTATATAAAAATTTTATTTTATTATAATCACCAGCATCTACTATATCAAGTATGTCTGTTTCCATTCCGTTAGTTCCACGGACTAATCCGTATACGTCATGCCCTTCTCTAACAAGAATATTTGCAAGGTGCGGCCCGGCAAAACCAGTAATACCTGTTATTAGATATTTCATGATAATATATTATGCAAACTTTTTTTAAGTATTGTTAAAATATATATCACTATTAACATTTTTATCATCAATAAATAGATTGTAATGAGGTTTGCCTAATCTTAATTCTGTAAATTTAACGCCCCATTGGGTTAATTGTTCATAAGTTAATTGAAACCAATTTTTACCAGTTCTAGAACCCCTTGAAGTCCAATATACAATAGTATTTCCGTCTTCGTATAATTTATTTAGTTTTAATATTCTATCTTTGTAAGGGATAGCTTTACTATAATCAACTGTATTTATTTCAGCGTTCGTTTGTTTTTGTCCGTCATAATAACATATTGTGTCGTCAATGTCAACAAATATTATCATTATATAATATATTTTCATATAATTGCGTTGATTTACACGAATTATAATTTTAGCATTTTATTTCACATTTAATTAAATTGACATTTACACCCTTGAAGATTTAAAACCGCACCTTTTGGTGAAATAATAAATCAACAAGGTTTGCCTATTTCAAGGCATGTAAATTTTGGTTTTACTGGCTCGTCTAAACCAGTTGAATTGTTCTTGCTTCTTGATAAATAATTTGGTCTTTCTTTATTATTTACCGCATTATAAGCAATTTTATAAATATTTGTAGCACCATTAACATCTCTATTCCAATAACCGCATCCGTTTTTACAACAAATCAGTCCATGAACTAAAATATTACCGCTTCTAAATGGTTTTGGATTTTCCCTAACCATCGTTTTTTTACAAATACCTATTTCACATTTGGAACATCTACACGATGTCCTGAATTCATCTACTAAATATGTTTGAAATCCCGCCTTTCTAAACAAAGTTCGCATTCCTTTCCCTTTTATATCTTTTTACCCAATCACGAAATGTGGATTTTTTACAATCAAATATTTTACAGGTTCGTTTGTATCCATCTCCTTTATCATTGTTTAAGTAATATTTAACCGCAGAATTTTTATAATCTTCTGTCTTATGTGTAGTCATCTATATTATTTACAGAAAAAATATAGAAATTCTTCAAGGGTGTAAAGTGTACGTTGCAGTTCAAGCAAGTTATTTGATAAAATAAGCGACCTTTACTTACCTGAAGGCGTAAATGTGGATCCTCCGGCGCCCCCAGCAACGCACTTATTGTCGCTTGTCCAAATACAGCATGACGTCGCACTGCAATTATTTTTTGTAAGTTTTCCACACGAACTGTCTAAAGCGCCACTTGACCCGCGATAACTCTCGCAAAATGCATCACGCGGGTTCATCATAATGGAACTGGTATGCTCAGTAGCCAACCCTTCAATCGTAACAACCTGCAACAGTTTTTTTGGCTCGGATTGCGTAGTTACATCAAACCCCACAGTTTTTACGAACGAAATTAAGGAGAGAATTATGAAGACAATGATAAAAATCTTCAAAATGTATTTCAGATCCATTTTAATATAACACAAGCAAATATTTTATCCATCTGTAAATATTTATCCAGTTACAAATATTTTATACACATATTCTATAATGGCAAATTCGCATAAAACAAGAAAGCAACGAAAGTCCGTCATGCGTTCTCTTCGCAAGACAACAGAACGGGCCCTGCCTGTTGTGAACAAGGGATTAAAGAAGGTTGGTATGATGACAAAGGGTGCGGTTAAAACGTCTATTCCTGTTGTGACCAAGGGTGTGGCGGCGGTGTATAACTCCATGGCCGTGGGTTTTAATTTGGGCGTAAAGGGCGCCAGAAGCGCGGCAAAGAGTGTAGCATTAAGGCGACAGATTGCCCGTGGCAGAAGCGCGAGCCGCAGCCGTAGCCGCAAGAATAAATAAATATGAATCATAATTCCTTACGTATATGCAATAAGGAATTATTTTAAATGACTGTAAATCGCTTATTTGCTACTTTTACGCGCCTTTTTGGGTTTCTTGTCATTCTTATGTTCTTCCTTGTGGCATGCCTCGCAAACAGTCATCAGATTCGCCAAATTATTTTTGTGAAAAACTGCGTCTTCGCTATGAATAAACCCCGTCTGGTCGGCAGATGCCTGATGCTGAACGTGATGCACTTCCGTCCCCATGTTTTTGCCACATTTTTCACATACACCAACCACCTTTTTAGAGTTATACCGCGACGTTTTCAAAGAAAGCATGCTCGCTCCCTCTGGATGGTACTTGCTGCGTATTTCGTATGCAGCGTCTAAGAAATCCTGCGGCAAACTCAGCGATTTACAGACCTCCAACCCATACATGCTATTGCCTGGTCCATCCTTTAGTTTGCGGTCATATACAAGCGTGTCTCGTTCCTTATCATAAATAACTGCCAAGTGCTTCAGTTTTACGCTGCCAAGACTGCTAATTTCATCGTAATCAACAATTTCGTGCAAATGCGTTGCAAATATGAAGCTGCTCCTGCGTTTGTGCAATTTCTGGATCCCAGCAACAAAAATACTAATTGCGCTTAGATTTTCGGTTCCAGAGCACAACTCATCTCCAAGGATCAAACTGTTTTCATCGCTAAGACGCAATATGGTGCGCAGCTCCGACATTTCCACTGCAAACGTAGACAGCCCCTTGAAAATATTGTCGTTGCCGATGATGCGCGTAAATATGTATTTATATGGCGCATAGTTAAACTCGGAACACGGCACATATAATCCGGCCTGTGCCATGATAATAGAAATCCCGAGCGCCCGGATAATTGTTGTCTTACCTACCGCATTAGTACCATAAAGCAATATGCCGTCCGTCGCAGTATCGCCCAATGTCACGTCGTTGGTCACATATAATTCATTCGTCTGGAAACGCTCAATCAAACAATGTCGCAGATTTTTGGCATCTACAAATGACTTATCTGACTGAACTATATTCGGCTTGCAATACTTGTATTTTTTAGCAATTGACGACTTGGTATACATTACATCTATCAGTGTTATCATCTGCACAATGCTCTCTAATTTAGTTTGATATTGCTCAAACTTGCCAACAAATTTGTTGTAAACCGATGTGATCAACTCCTTCATGGAAACCTTTATACTGGATATGTTTTTGCATAGGGCGCTTATTTGCTCGTCGATAATAAAATTGTTCGCAGCACTCTGCTTTTCAAATGAAAATTGATCCCTTGAAACTGTAAATCCAAATTGTTTGTTTGACGAAGTCTCATATACCAATGTGACTTCCGTTGGAGCCGCAGGAAATGCGTCTTGCAACAGCTTGCCCCTCCGGCTCGTTAATAATAGACTAAAATTGTTCTTTTCGGTTTCATGAATTTTAATATACTCCGCAGCTTTTTTCTCTTTGCCTTCAATCAGTGAGCTTAAATAGTTTGCTATTGC